CATTGCCGCCTCCGGCAATTAAGGGAAGTCCGCCTACTGTTTGATTATCGTGAATAAAAACTTCAAATGTATCTGTGTTGACAGTTAGTTCACCAATTGGTCCAGTATAACTGGTGATAGTAGCGGTATTACCGCGTTTTAATAATATGTGTCCTACGTTTGCGTATAGTGCCATTACATTACCCCGCCGTCAAAGATAACTTCAGTGTCGTCACTGGCCATATCTGCGTAGTACGCAGGCAAGATTTCTAAATCTAGCGGAACGCTATAATTATCATCCGTATACAGTGGTTGTTCTGTGTTATCGCTTTGCTTAATTGTTTTAAATGTCAATTTATAAAATCTCTGCTGTAAATTGTTAATTGTGGATCTATCCAGGACAAAATTGCCCAATCCTTTGGTAATATCGGTAAATGTTACAGCAAAACTTTCTACTGTGACTCCATTTACAGGATCCTGTATAGCAGCCATTACCACATAGCCACTTAAATCAATTAATTTTTGATCCTGATTACGTATGACAACCTGCATTGGGTTGTCAATTCCTTGGTAAGCTTTGATTGGGCGACTGTACACGACTCGGTTCCTTGGTGAAAAAATAGCGGGATCCCAAATTTGGACCTCGACAAGATTGGCATATAAATAACATTGAATTTGCATAATATGTATTTATTGATAAATGGTTGAACCCGACTACGCAGAATTACTTAAACAATACCCATTCCTGACTTACCTGGTCTACGGCGGTAATGATTACATTGGTGTTATTCAAAACTTAGATGAAGTTATTACAACCATCTACGACTACGGCGCACTACGCACAGTAGAGCAAAAACAGCAGTTTTTAGAGCTTGCAGAGACTTGGTGGTGGGAAAGTAATAGGCTAATTCCTATTAATGTGTTCCTAAAATCTGAGTGGACTCCGTTCAGAGCTGTAGTAAAGACCATGAACAGCAAGGATGTTGATATTAAATTTGGCCCGCATGTGAGCCTAAGAGAAATTGCTGCCAAACGCAGCAAGCGGCGTAGTATTACGCTTGTGAGGAAATTAGGTTAATATTAACTGCTACTAGATTGGCATAGGCTACAGCGTGACTACGTTTGAATGCATAACTTCCATCCTCGGGCTTTTCCCACACAGACTCAGCGACTTCGGCCCACTTCTTGCCTATTAAATGACGTTTAGCCGGACGTATAACTGCTAGAAACATAGCCAGTCTTGGTATACTGTTTACTGCTTCGGGCATCTTAACTAGTGTATCATAATGTGCGCCTATATGTATTAGCCGAGCACAAAATTCTGGATCATATAATTGATCCCAAGCAGGTTCCTGCTGCATCAGTTGTTGCAGGTGCTCTTCACTTTTAATCTGTTTATATAACCCAACATTAAGTACGTCAACTTTAACGTAGCCGCGCTCTTCTGCTGCTTCATAGTCTAAACTTGCACGACCAGTAAAGGGATCTACAGGAATATCTGTAAAGTACACTCCGGTGTTATGTTTAGTATTCCTGCCTTCTTTGATAATGGAAGCCGCAGTATAGTTTAGTAAAGCCAATGCCGTATCTCTATCGCCTACGTCAATGTCGATGTCACTAGAAAACTTCATAGTCCCGCTGCCTTTAATACGTGTTTGCACCACTCTACGTCTGCAACATAATCTTTAAATTTGCGGCCCCAATAATCAGGATCAACCCAAGCAAGTACCATAGCCAAGTGTTCTTCTCCGAGGTTGTTGAGAAAATCAATACCAGTATCGCAGTTATATAGAACCCAAGGGCTAACACGACCAGTGGTAATATGATAGCAAATGCGATTAGTATTACCGTACATAAAGTAATGGCTAAAACTAGCAATGTCACTATTTCCAGCATAATCTTCCATCTCCCGTAATGCACGTTCTAGAGCATCTTGTGGTGATTCTCGTTTAAGATATTCTAGTAGCCACTCTTCGTAAAAGCCGTCTTTACACCAGTTGTCTATCTTCTTGTTGTTCTTTAACAGCCACTCAGTAAAGTTATTTACGTTAACACATCTAATGCCAACACAATGACGTCCGAACTTTACAAAAGCACCGTAGTAAGGACTGCCGACAAAGTCCTCATAACTCTTTAACTTTGCGCTGCCCTGCGTGGATTCATAGAACTGCAAATACGCCCTAAGCCCAAACTGTACTCCAGTTTCTTTTTCCTGTTGCCAACGACGCTTTTGCTCACAGAGATGTGCCGCAAGTGTACTTTGCTTGCGGTATTCTTTTTCGCAATAGCGACATTTATAGCTCTGATTTGATTCGCTTGTCATCCCAGCCGTGTAGTTTAGCCAACTGTTTGAGGTCTTCTTTTGTGTTAATTTCTGCCAATAGTTCTAGTTCATCCGTACTGTAATCAGGATAGAAGTGTCTTAAAAATTTAACAGTCTTGTTATCTGTGCTGTCACGTTTCTTTTGTTTGATCCAGTCGTGCCTAAAGTTACCCATGCCCGGACTAACTGTAGTAGCCGACAACCATTGCAGTTCCGGATGCCGGGCTAGATCAAAGAAATGTTTGTTTAAATTCTCGTTACAGGACAGTAGATAGTATTGTTGTAATTCTGCGCTGCCTTGTACACTACTACCCCAACGTACCATTAGATAATTACTAAACTTCTTGCGCTCTTCATCGGTTAAGTCAGCATAGAATCTTCGATCCTTGCTGTCAAAGGCCCGCATTTCATTTGCAATGTTTAGTTTATCACTCATACCGGATGATGTTCTACAGTTTGATCTTGGCGACTTAATTCGTATATGATTATAGCACGATCCAGTGCTTCTTGTAAAGCAGGGTTATGCTCGGCTGCTCGTATCATGTCAACAATTTTGGCAACACGAGCAGTAGACATTCCAAACATCATACCAACAGCGTCAAGATCTCTGCCAATTTCAATTCGCTCTGCCGCCGGGTCGTTGAACTTCCTAGCATAGGTTACGCCGTCGGCTTTTTCGTATATGTACTTCGCACCGGGTTCTAGTCTACCAGCATTTGCCATAATCCACTACCTCACTTTGTCTTGAAATGTCTTTTACAAAATATGCACACAGGGGTTTTTGTGTTCCTGTTTCCAACGGTACTGCCAACAACTGCCCAGGTTTGAGTTTAGGAAAATACCATTTGACATCTTGATATATGTCTATGATCTCAATAGTGGCAAACTCAGGACGGAAACTGCTTAATGGATTAAACGTAAACACACTGAAGCCACGATCGTTAATACTAGTTAACGGTACTACTTCTAGATCGCCTAGATCAGGTTCTCCGATTAATACGTGCCAGTCTACAGGCATTTTAATTACGTTATCGCCAATCTTTAATACCAGTGCCGGACTGTTAAAACTTTCTAAAAAAATTAACGGTATGTAAAAGTAGTCGGGTGTACGTGGATCGCTGTTGTCTAATACAGCAAATCTCAAGTCCTCTACTTCATCAGGTATATCATTTAGTTCGTAGGCGGTATTTTCTAAGGTTAATATTCTCATTAATTATTTCCATTCGGCTTTCTCCACAGAGTGCGGATAGTTTGCTTCTTTATAAAATTGCTTGCGTTTGGTTAAGTGGCGTTTTGCAAACTTGCAATTACTGGTTATGTCCCAGATTTGAACAAAGTCTTTGTCTTCGGCTTTGCGAATACCTCGGCCGATGCTTTGTATGACACGTACAAAAGATTTACCAGGCTCAATAAGAACAAGATTAAAAATGCGGGGAATATTGATACCAACAGCAGCCACGCCGTAAGTGGCGATGATGATTTTATTTGTTGCCTCTGCCACTTCGTCATAATGCTCCTTGCGCTCCCCGGCTTTTGTAGCACCTGATACAAATACCACATCAGGTTTATCTTTTAACAAACTCCACAGATTGCTCAATTCAATCTGTAACATCTTACCTGTTTCTATACGATCTACTAGGATCAAGGTATTACCACTGTCCTTGATTGTACTAATAAGAGTAGCCAAGTAAGCTATACGTTCTGTATTAGTAGTCAAGTATTTAAGCTCGCTTTGATAATCTTTATATTCTACGTGATCAACTAATTGTACTATATTAACGTGACACATAGCAAGATGTCCAGCTTCTTGTAGTTCACGTGCGCTCAGTTGTCCCACTACATTTCCCAGCATAGAAAAAATGCTCATGTATTCAAACTGCTCTTTGGGTATAGTGCCTGTTAGTCCCCAACGAATAGGTATCTGTGCAAACGGCCCAGACAGCAAAGACTTTAGTGCATCAGCTTTGGCCATGTGTACTTCATCAACAATAACACATACTACACCTTCAAGAAACTCGCCAATAGTAATATCGGCTTCGTCATTCTTGGTCGTCTCCCCGTCAGTTTCATCAAGCCGGCGAGGAAAGGCAGCACCGTGCTTACGAACAGGGGCAACCTTACAGACTAGAGAGCAATTCAGAACACGAGCAGGGTGTCGAAGAGAAAGCGCGTGATCCACAGTG